GTTCCATTTTACCATTATTATAAACATATCTAGCCATGTAATTCCTCCTTAAAACATACCGCCATTTCTTGCATTAAGTAATCTATCTAACAATGATGTGTTTTGTTTTTTTGTCGAAGAACTATTTTTGTTGTTAGAATTTGATGATGGTGTTTTGCTTCCTTTTTTGTAATATGTTTGTCCATTTATTACAACTTCATCTATATAATCATTATCTATATAACTCTCAAAATCCCCTGCTACTGATAAGCCCAATGCTTTGGCAATATCTGCTTTAGAAGAATAATATCCGTCTGGCATTGTTACTTGCGTTGTTTTGTTATCACTACCATTATTTTCATCGTCAAAGTCATATGAATTTTTTTGTGCATTTATTTGTGCCCACATTTGAGCATTAGCTATAGCATCTTGTTGCTTTTTATATTCCATTTGTTCATTATATTGCCTAATTGCTTCTTCTGCTGCTAATCTGTTTTGTTCATTTTCATATTCTTGTTGTTTCATAGCTAGATAGTTGTTGTAGACTGTATTGTATTGACTTAATGCTTTATCATCTATTGATGCTTGTAAATTTGCTAAATTACTATCATATTCATTAGATAAATTCAATCTATTTTCATTATATTTTAATAAAGTATCATTTTTTTCTTTTTCTAACTCTCTTAAATCACTTGTTTTTTGATTTAGTATTGAAGTTAAATTTTCTCCATAACTATTATTAATTGCAGCGTTTTGACTTCCGACTATACCTTGAGTTCCTAATCCTGCTCTATTTAATGCTTGTTCATTGCTTTTTAAACTTAATAATCTATTAATATTTGCTTGTCTAGCGCTATCTTCTGCTGTTTGATTAATATTTGATTTATTTGAATTTAAATTATAAATTGCATTATTTTCTTGTGCTTGTAATTGTTCTAATGTATTTTGTTTTTGTTGATTCAATTGATCTATTAAATATTGATTACTATTTTTTATTTCATCAGAATATTTTTTTGCTTGTTCTTCTGCTTCTTGTTGCCATAATTTAACATTATTACTTATTGTAGCCACTTTATCACTCTCCTTTGTATCTTCCTGCTAGGATAAATTCACATCCTAATTCTTCAAAACTCATTTTATTTGAGGTATTATTTTTCATTATAAATTTCACAAACATAAATTTAGAAATTTTTTCTTTTTCATTTATTGTTTTAGCATAGTTACTGCTAGTATAATTTTTCTTAATTATTTCCGATTCTCCATCATCAGTCAAATATGCAAATGTTATATCTGTTATTTCTTTTGGATTTAATATCAATGTTACTGTTTTTATTGTTTTAGCATATTGTGTTGTACCCATATCTAAATATGGTGTTTCCCAATGTACATCAACTGGTACATCTATATCTTGATATTCTTCGGTAAAAGTACATATTCTTCCATCTTCAGTTCCAAAATATAATTTATTATTCCAAGAAAAAAATACTCTTGCAGGTATATTATCCCAATAATACCATTCATATTGGTATTGTTCTGTTTTAGCATTAGATGGATAACTTAAATATCTACTATCAGCTATATAAACATGATTGTTGATACCTAGATAATATTTACCATCTACACTAATTCCAATTGCTTCTTCCATATTTTCTTCTTTAAGCAATTTACCATTAACATAATAACTTCTTTGCATAGCAAATTTTTCTTGATATTCACTTCCAACGATAGCAAATACTCCACTCTCGGTTAATATTAATGGATCATTTAATAAATTTGCATTAGCATATCTACTAACACATCCGATATTTTTTACACCATCTTGCAACGGAAACACTTCAGTTTCATTTAATAAGTTGTAACTTCTATAAAATATCGTATTATCTGTATCACTATGTTTTTTATGAATAGCTAATGTTCCATCATTTAATTTTGAATATCCTATTATTGGTTCAATACCTATTTTTGCAAAATTTTCATCAGGCCAGTATAATGGATTATCTTGTTCACACCAATAATCATAGTTTGGATATTTCGGATTTCCGCTAGCAAATATTCTAGAGTTATTACCTTCATATCCATATAGTGTCGCTATAGTACATTTATTTATTTTTGAAACATCTGCTGAATTATCATACTTATACATTATCTTAACACTATCTCTACCTAAGACAGGACTTTCTCCTGGAGTAAAATATACTTCACCTTTGGTTAAATCATATGTATAATCTGTTGTTGGTTTTTTATCTATCCAATTAGCATTTTCGTCCATAACCTGTACTAATGTTACTTCTAGTATGTTTTGCCTATCTAATTTGAATATATCTTGGTCTTTATATGTAGGATTACCTTCAGAATCTAATCCTGTTTCTATTTTAGATGGCAAAAATGTATTAATAGCATATGGACTAATTAGATTGAATTTATCATAACTAGTTCCACCACCATTTGCATCTCTTGCTATTGATGTTATAGGAATGTATCCGCATTCATCTAAAAATTTAGTTTCATAATTAGTTCCATCAAATTTTGAAAACACTACGGTTCTGACGCCATCAAATATTAATAAATATTCGTCAAAATACAATCCTACAGAACGATTGTTACTCATTCCATTAAATATCAATACACTTTCTTTAAAGTCACTTGAGCATTGATACAAACAAGTTCCAGAATGTACTAAAAATAATTCTTCATCTTCTGTATCAATATTCCACACACCATTTATTCTACTTCCAATTGTATTTAATACTTTATATCCATTTCGTGATTCTATATATCCATTATTATTAATTACATTTTTAGCATTTGGACTTCTACTATCGCTTACTTCTAATTCTGATGATGTAAAATCAACACCTTTAAATTTTTGATTTCTATAATAATTTTTTTTTGCTTGTGCAGGAATGCTATACATAATTACCACTCCATTCTATAAGTACTTTGAATATTATTGTTGATAAAATTATTGTTATCTATCATTGAATTTAAATTTGTCATAAACTCATTCATATACATTGTTGATAAAGTTAAATCATCATCTTTATATAATTCCCCTGCTATATATAGTGGAATTAATCTAGTAAATGTTTCTTCTAAATCTATTTTTGTTGCCGCAGATGTGGACCCTGTTACTTTTTTTGGATATGCTTCATAATATATATCAATATTACCTTGTTTCCATCCATCTATTTTTATAATATTTTTAGTTAACATTTTCCACATTACTGAATATTCAGAACTAATGTTATGGAATTTTTTATAATCACTAATTAATTCTTTTAAGTCATATTTATCATTTTCGGCAGTTTTTTCTAATTCTTCCACTTTTATAATCGGTTCTAGATTTATAATATAATTAATTGCTTCATTGCAAGCCTGTGGCATTGCATCTAAATATGTTTTATATTTTTTATCTGTTTTATATGTTTCTAATTCTTCTATTTTTAATATTTCTTTATTTAAAAACATTTTCTTTAAACTTTCTATTTGGATTTCTCCCCATGTCATATTAACAGCTCCTTTCTAGGTCAAGTTTGTGAGAGTTGCACTCACTAATCTACTAACTTGATGAAAAAGATGCTAAAGATAATTAGCACCTTCTAATAATTCTGCTACTGCTACTGGAACTTCTACAGCTTCTCCACGTTTAATTGTCCAAGTCCATCCATTAATAGTAACTGGAACAAGTTTTTCACCTGGGTTTTCTTTGTCTACAGGAATCTTAATTTTGATTAAATCTTTATTTAATTTATCAGCAGTTCTTTTTGCTTCTTCAAAATCATTTTGTTTATCTTCCTTACTAATAACAACATCAGAACGTTGAAGTTTTAGTTCTGCTGCAATTTTTTCTTTTTCCGCAGTTAAATCTTCTCTTTCTTTAGCAATCGCTTCTCTCTCTGCTTGAAGCTCCTCTTTTAATTTTCTCATTTCTTCCATTAATGCTTCATTTTCATTAACTGGGTTTTCTTTGTCCATTTCTGGAGTTACATTTTTATTTTCATCTAAATTTTTGACTTCTTTAGCCATCTTATTTCCTCTTTTCTATTATTTCTTATATAAGAAAAGGAATGCCTTATGCAGACACTCCTGTTTCAACTCTTACGATTCCAAGTTCATTTAAACGTTGGCAAGCAAACATAGCTTTCCATCCAATAGAACCTCTTTGATCTAGTGGGTCGTTTGTTCCTGCTGAACCTTTTTGTTTAACAATAATTCTTGGCTTTGCAGCACCTGAACCAATTTCTGGAACACCATATGTGTTTTTACCATAAATTAATCCTTTATGTACTGCTGCACCTGATGCACCTTCACCAGTCATAGTTTCACTAGATACTTTAAATCTAACTCCACCATAACATCCGATTTCACCTTTTAATAAAGGCATAGCATTAGTGTATTTGTTAGCATCAATCCATCCACCGTTTGCAGTGTCATTCATTAAATCGTATGCTTGTTCTGCACTAATTACTGCATGATAATATCCATCATCAAATCTCTTGATATTATTTTTAGTTAAATCTCTAACTGCTTTTTTAACTAATGAACCAGTTAATACATCTGCTGCAGTTAATGCACCTGTAGATGTAGCTGAACCACCATAACGAACTGTAGTTCCTGCAGTGATTTCTTTATTAATAACTTTATTTAAAGTTAATCCTGCTTGTTCTCCTTCTAATTGGCTTGTTTCAGTGATTACTGGGTCTTTAGCTTGCATTTCTAATACGTCAGATACTGTTACATAATCACCATATTGATCTAACTTCTTAGTGATTGCTGTAATATTTAATTCTGAACCTGATGGAGTTACACCTTCAGTTAATGGAGTGTCTGCAGCTTCTAAACTATTCCACTTTCTCCATTCAATGCTAGTTCCCTTTCCTGCTGGTATTTTTTTCTTTTGAGCATCATCATATAAAGGTAATTCTGGTAAACATCTTTCTAGTAATGCTCTATCATAAAATGTTTGATTTTCAACTGTTAAGTTGGTAATTGTTTGTACAACATTTGCCATAATTTATTTCCTTCTTTCTACCAGGATTTCGTTATTTTATATCACCATCAATTACTCCTTGAACAATTTTATTAAATTCTTCACTGCTCATATTGTCATAACTGATTGTCATTTCACTACCGCTTCCTAAACTACCTGGTGAAGCATTAGCATTAGCGATAGTCTGTTTTGCTACATCAATAGCACTTGTCCTAAATTGATTTTTAAGTTTATTAAAACTTTCATACACTTCTACTAATGATTTGTTTTTACCTTCCATATAATCAGTAAAATTTTCATCATCTAGTAATTGTTGAATATCAACATTAGGATATTTTGCAGAAAAATCTTCAATATCCTTTCTTGCATTTTCCTGTATTTTTTCTTTTTCTAATCTTTCCTTTTCTGCTTCTCTTTCTTTATCTGCTATGTAATTAGCATAATCAGATATAGGGTCTTTACCAGCTTTATCTAAAGCATACATATTCTCGTATACTTTGATATCTGTTTCGTCCTTTATTTCAGAGTTAGTGTAAGGATTGATTTTTCCTTTGTATGCTTCTAGTCGACCTTTTCTGTACGCTTCTTGGACTTTATTATCCATTTCTTCTTTTTTTCTGCGTTCTCTTGCATACCTAGAATTTTCTTCTGGAGTTTGAACTTTCTTTTCTGGTTTACTTTCTTCAACTTTAGAATTATCTTCTTGAGTTGGTGTCGATTCAGTTTTAGCTGATTCTTCACTATCTGTAAACTCTACATTCTCTCCATTTTCTTCAGTAACAACTTCGTTTTCTTGTTCTTGAGTGCTTGTTACTTCTTCTGCACTCTCAATTGGTTCAGTGACTTCCAATGTTTTTGCACTTTCGTTTTCCATTTTTCCTCCTAGATTTTTGCGCTTTCAATGCGAATTTTTTTTGGATTTTTGCGCTATTCCGTGCGATTATAATAAAAGCATATTACTATGCTATTATTCCTGAATTAATTGAATTTATTTCACTATTTACTTGGTCTATTTGATTTTGTTTCATTAACAGTTGTTGTTGTAATAATTGTTGCTCTTTCAACAGTTTCTGTTGACGTATCTTCTTTAATTTAGCTTTAAATGTCATTATGCTATCTGGATACAATTCAATATAGTCATCTGTTGTTATATCTTGGTCTGCTTTCATCTTATCCAATAATTGAATGCTTAATGATTCACTCCACATTCCACCAGAACCTACTTCTATATTTAATGAGAAATTAATATCTTTATATTCTGCACCGTTCATTTGTGCTGCATACACTTGATTATCTTCTTTATAACCAAACATTCTTCCATCGTTATAGTAATATTTAAAGAATTGTTCATAGATTCTTCCTTTTTTCTTGTATGCTCTATAAAATTTCTTTTGATACATTTCTACTGGTTTTTTAGCTTGGTTTTGTAATGCTATAATTGCAGATGCTGCCATGTTAGCACCTAATACTTCACCTGTTACCACTTCTGTACTTCCACTTGATGATCTAGTTAAATCTATCAATGTGTTAGTCAATGTTAATGCTTGTGAATTAAATCCTGGAGTTTCTAAGTATTTAGCACCCCAGTTAGCACCTTTAGTAGTATCTGTTATTATTTCACCAGGTTCATTTGTTATCATTTGTCTAGCTAAAGCATTTGCTTTTTGTATCATTTTTGGCCAAGCAGTTTGCTGAACACTTAATAACATCATTCCTAAATTAAAGTTTACTGCTTTATTGTTTGGAATTGCTTGTTTAACTTCTCCAATGCCATAAATACATCTTTTTCTATTTTTATGTGATTGTACTACTATCGGATATAGTTGCTTATTGAAATAATCATAACCATCAATTCTACTTGGTTCATTTATTTCTTCTGGATCGACATTATCTGAATTTAATTTAACTTTCTCTTTGCTAGGTTCCCAATATGTTGCTTCTTGAATAACACAGTGCTTAGTTGATTTTTCCCATACAACTTTACCATTTTTTCTTGAATACTTTGTTAAAACTGTACATACATTCAGATTATCTAATTCTTCTTCTTCTAAAGCATTATCTGGCTTGATATTTTCCCAATTTTTAGCTTTGTTTTTCTTTGCCAAAGCTTTTACACTATCTACAGGTTCAACACTTGCTATAATGATATATTTTTGTTTCTGTTCATCTTTTTCTGATGGATTAGCGAATATTACATTTTTAGGATGTAATACTTCTCCACGCATTCCACCAACATATGGTGTTTGCATTCCACCACTTATGCTAGAATCCCAAAAATAATGATAGATATATGTTCCTAATTGAACAGCACTGTCTTGTGCTATATCATCTAAATTATCTTCTTCAATTTCTTTTGATATGTTATCAGCGAATTTAGTAAAAATATCTGCTCCTTCTTCTGACTTTGATAATAAATCGCCAAATAATTCTGATGGAGTAAATACCATTTTTATACTGCTAGACAAAATATTAGATTTTTTATTCTCTGCAATCATTGAACTTAAATTAACAACAGGTCTAGGTAATGCTTTTGTTCTTTGTGTAGGTGGTGCCCATTGGTCACCTTCCATAAATCTTTCGCATTCATCCCATTCATCCCATAAACCCATGTCTTTTAGATATTGGATTCCTTGTTCAAATTGCTTCCATATGATTGTTGCTTCATTTTCATTCATTTAAATCGCCACCTTTATTTTGTCTTGGAACACCATACAACCACTCACTAATTAAATCTTGAGTATTGTTTGTGGGTTTCTCTTCTTTTTCTGATGTTTTCTCTACTACTTGATTGCTAAAATACTTCTTTGCAAATTTCATTACATATAAAGCAGTAATAAAGCCACCAATAAAGAAAACCATAAATAATGCACTTATTAAGACTACCATCTTATCACCTCTCCATCATATGATTCTTCAACTTCTGTTTCCAATTCAAACGGAAGTTTTATGTTTTCTTCTTTTTCTATCTTTTCAACTGTAAATCTTTGCTGCGTTCTAATGTAGTATGTTATTGCTAATCCCATTATTAGGTCGTCATGTTCTCCAGGTTGAGCTTCTGCTCTTCCTTTTTCATTAACAATAAATACTAACGCTTCTCTTAATGTGTCTATATCATTAATCCACCAAATATTATCTCTGAACACTTCTTTCAGTATGGATAATATAATAGGTCTTGTCGCTTTGTTAGTGACAAAACCATATTTATCTTGTACTTTCTCTGATATATTATCTTCCAATTCTCTTAAATAAATATTAGGATAATTATATTCCTTTAATTTCTTTGTTGGATATGTACTGTAATTATTTTCTATACCAATTAATGCTTCATTATAATATATACCAAGACAATACATTTGTCTTGCATATTCATCTTCATCCAAATCTTTTTTTAATGTTGCTACTTGTTCACCATTGCTATTATCAATAACTTGTCCTGTGAATCTATCTGAACCTTCTCCAGCAGTATCTCCGCCTTCTACATATGGATGTCCTTCTTCTACATACTTATATATCTTGATATATCCTTTTTCATCATCTTCCCAACTAATGTCTGATATATCATTTCCTTTTAATTGATATGAAAAGAAACCAGTTCTTAATGGTTTCATATTTTTTAATTTATTTATTCTATTAATTACTATTTCTTTATTGAAATAACAATATCCTGTGCTGATGAATGCTTCTTCTGGTGTAATAGGATATTCTTGTTTAAATTGTTCTATATCCCCACTGCAATTGTTTTTAATACACCATCTTCTCCAAGTTAATTGTTCTAGTGTTAAATTGTAATTTTCTTGTAGCATTCTTTCTTCAGAAGTTAATTCAAAGCCATTATAAGGCATTTGATATTCTTTTAACTCATTCCATCCTACAAATAACGGTACAAAATCATTTTCACCATTAACTGCTTTATCCCACATATCTTTAAAATATTCATAACCATTTGCAGTAGATTCTATTATTATCATTGTGCCTGGTAAATTAGGAACCGCTTGCAACAATCCTGTCATTGTTTCTTTTTTATCTCCAGGCCAGAACGCTAATTCCGATATATGTAAATTAGTATATGTATATGATCTACCAACACCGCTTGTTCCAGCTGTCATACATCGTATTTTGCTGTTTAATCCAGTTCCATAATCATTATTAAAAACTAATTCTTTAGCATTACTTGCTTTAAGTGATGGTTTCATTTCTAATGGTAGTTTATCATACATTAACTTACTCATATTAAACAAGTTCGTTGTTGCGTCATCTTGGTGAGTAATTATACCTGTATTAACATTAAACTTCGTAGTTGTTTCTTTGAATAGTATCGATTCTGTTACTGTACTGAATCCCATTTGTCTAGCTTTAAGAATTATGATTCTAACTGGCTTATTTTGTTTCTTTTGTTCCTTTATTACATCATATAATCTTTGCTGTGGTGAATTTAACTTGAAGTCAATTATTTGATTTGCTTTATTTTTTATCTTTATATATTTTTCTATATATTTCTTGGTATTAATATTCATCATTACCACTTACTTGTTTAATAGCTTCTTCATATGTTATCCCTAAATTACCTTCTATCTTCGTTGTATATTGTCCATCCATTTTATTGAGCATATCAAGTGCTTTTAATCTATCACTCATATATGGATCGTATTCTTTAATTTCATTATCATATTCTTGCTTGACTTTAACATCGCAATTGATTACTTTAGTAAGCCAAATCATTCTTTCTTCTGCTGTCATAATAGCCTTATTTTCAAGTCTTTTCATTAATTCTTGATACCTAGCCCTTATCTTGTCCGAATTAAATAATTTGCATGCTTTATTATCTATGGTATCATCTGCCATGTTTTTGGCA